TCCCACGCGCCAATTCGCATTCCAGCGGTGATGCCGTAATCAGAGAACAGACCACGCTCGAGCGACATCATATTGGTGCCGACATTAGTGAACAACTTAGATTCAAAAGAGTTGTTGAACGATGGGTGCGCACTAGCAGTTGGAACAGGGGAGTACGACCAAGCAATTGGACGAATGCTCCATTCACGATCGCGAACATATGTCTCTTCAAGAGCAACTTCACCACCGGCCTTTGTTGAAGGATCAAGATCGGCATTGCCAGCTTGTGCTAATGCCAGCGCATTGTATTCCTTTGGCGGCACCGACGACTGAACCCATTCGTACACATCGATAGTAGCGAAGTCGGCAAGCGCACCCCAGCGAGACAGACGCTCTGGACGATTAGCAAAGATTGCCTCGTCGTAGTATGGGATGTACGCAAGGTTACGAGTGTCGAACCAAGTACGACCGATCTCATTGCTACCCCAAGGGCGCAGCGGATCATACGAGTTGTTGTTTACAACCTGCGTGCTGAAATTGTATTTCGCAGGATTCTGTGAAGCAATAACGTTGATTGACTCCAGCGCCGTTGGAGTGTGTTGACCAAACGCTGGGTGCCATAATGGAATCTCTTCGATCAATTCGCTAGCAACGTAGTTGAACAATTTGATTGGGTTGTAACGTGGAGTCGCTGGTCCAAAGCCAACAACAGACAATGAGCCTGCTCCAGTAATCGCCGTAACCACCAATGTCGTAGCATTGTATGTTGTTACTGTTGCCGTGCCAGTGATAACAAGTTTATCAGCAACGAATGGGAGAGAAATGATTTCGCCGACCGTAACTGATGGACGCGTATACACACCAACTGTCTCAGCTTTGAAATAAGCATCTTGGTCAAGATCATCGAGACTGAACCAACGCGCCTCATCGAAACGATCGATCTGCGTAAAGTTGTCGAGGATACCATTTGCCGGTGTCGCGTCGAATTGGAGTTGAGTGTACTGCTGAACAGTATCGTTCACCGACAATTTCAGTTCTGGGTATGTGTTCTGACGAGCGTCACCGTACTCAGCAACCTTGTATGCCCAGTACTCATCAACCTTCGCGTCTTCAAATCGATCGTTGTTCAAGTAGGCGCCAATGGACATGTTAGTGCCCTTTGACTGAATGAGACCACGCCAGAAATTGAACTGCGACTTATCAGAAATATCTAGATCATCGAAGTATGTCTTGGTGCTGAATCCAAGGACAGCAAGTGCGTGACGAGTTGTAGTGTCATTCTCAAACGCGTGATTAGCATCGTAGAAGTTTGCGATGTTATCAGATGACGCCTGAATGTTCTGACGGACTTCATTACCAACAAGGAAGTGCCCGCCAAACTCAGGACGGAATGTCTGAGATGCCTGACGACGCCCATTGAACTTGTAGGTGATAACACGTGAACCAGAGAATGGCTGATATAGCACACCGTTGTTGATTGAGTCTTCAACATACCAGTTGAAGATGAACAGATGTTCGTACTCATCAAACTGGGCGTGGACAGAATACATCGGCGCAGCTGCGCCGAATTGCGATTCAGCATTGCCGCGAACAACGTATAGATCGTTAGCGACCATTTTGATACCAGCAATGTCAAACACACCAGGATTTCCGGTGATGTCAAACAGCGCGGTGTCCTTGAACTCAGACAACAGACCTTGATCCTGTCGAACCCAAATCTGATCCATAAATGGATTGACAATATGACCTTGACCAGCAGTCATTCCACGGTAGCAGCGATCGATAAACTTTTCGATTTCGAGCTGCCATGTGCGAGCACGCCCAGTCTCAGCGTCAACATTCGACGTGAGGTCTTTATTGAACTCCCATCCGAGTGATGTGAGATAGTCAGAATAACCAAACAGGAAATTGGTGACATTCTGGATACCAGTGATTGTCAGTGGCAAGAATGATTCAACAACGCTAGTATGTGATGTGAAGTGCTTCCAAACAGTCGTTGTGGAACTTTGATCGAGAACATTAAATGTTTCGTAGTCGCCGCCAGTGTTTACAGCGTAATAAGAAATATTCGCGTAACGAGGATTGTATCCCTCAATCTGAAAAACCCAATCAGATCCATCACTTACTGGAGCAAACCCAGATGTCGTATCAACAGTACTTCCAAAAGTAGAAACAGTGATACGAAGTCCTTGAATCCAAATGTCTTTCGCTGCTTCGTTCTTCTTGAAGATGAGATCGTAGCTTGATGTTGACAGTGTGTCAGAATCTGTGCGAACGCTCAAGTCGCTAGTCGCGACAAGACCGCCTGCGCGGTATCCCATATTGACGTCCCATCCACGATACGCTTCAATGGCGAAACTGTCTGTGGTGTCAACGGCGATTGCGCGAAGAGCATTCGTGAACGTTTGTCCGAATCCAAGGTATTGGTAAATCGGTGTTGGTGTGAAGGTGATAACAACATTAGATCCAGCAGCATCAGCAGTAATTCTAAACTTGTCACCAGTATGGAATGGACGTCCAAAGTCGCTGATCACCAAGTTCGTCAATGACACGGACCCTGTGCTGATAGTCGAAAACACACCTTCGCGAACGTAAGCAAGAGTCTCACCAGTGACGGTGTCTTTAACGCTGAAGTTCTGGTAGCGATTAGCGCCAACAACTTCGTACGCATCAAAGGTCAACGTAACATCGACTGGCGCTGTGCCAGTAACCGCGCTAACAAGAAGAGCTGGCGTTGTGCTTGTTGGCGAAGTGCTACGATCGATCTGACGAACAGCTTCGCCATGGAGACGGAAGCGTTTATGTCCAGGTGTGTTTACATCGTATCCATCATACATGATACCGTCAACTTCAACCCAGTTGAATCCCCAGCAGAAACCAAGGAACATCATTGGATCATGACGGAACAACGCACGTGCTAATGAGTATCCAAACTCGAGCGATGATAACCATACTGATTCGACTGGACCACCGTCGCCAAATGAGTATGTTGCTGAAAGTCCAGTTGGCATAACAGTAGTCAATGCGTTAACTGATTGTGCCGTAGCGGCGCTGACGTATGGCGGCAAAATAGTATCGCGGCGAGTGTCTACAGACAAACGAAGCGTTGGGCGAGCGATCGCAACATCAACCCAAAGTTGATCTGACCAATGACGTACTTGCTTGAAGAGAACTGGGTCTACATTCAATGTCGTGACAGCAGATGACAATGCCCAGGTGGTTGAGAAATTATCAACCCCTGAAGTTACTGTGACATATGTGTTCAGAGTAAGTGGAAGAGGCGAACGCACCCACGCGCCGGATGAGACAATCCAAACACCATTGTTTGATGGTCCAATTTGATTCTGAAGCAGAACCTTATCACCAGCAACAAGACTTACTCCGTCGATAACTTGGAGTCCAAACAACGATGTCGAGACGAAACTTGTTTCTACTGCTCGTACATTGCCGCCATCGATCATTGACGGCAAGTCAGATGGGAGAGCGTACGATGAGTATGCCGCTTGCTGTGCTGGCGTCAATGATGCTGCCCACAGCGCGAACGTCTGGAAACCAAAGAGTTTCCATGGTTCAAGATTCGGGCGCTCTGTTGGGATAACACCAGCAACTGTCGTCTGATGTGCCTTCAAAACATTGTACCAACGCGCTGGTACAGAACCTGTTGCCAGCGGCGGGAAGTTGGCAGGCAATGCTGACGAGTAATTCCAAGTCATCGCATCGCTTGCCTGATAATCTGAACCAAGCGGGACTAACCCATTAAGAGCAGCAAAAGAGAAGAGTTCGCGCTCAAGCTGAATCTTAAATCCAGCATCAGACATCAATGGCGTAAAATCAACCTTACGTGAATTCGGGTTAATACCAGCGTGAAGTTTTTTCTCTACGAGCAAAACCAGTTGATTGAGAGTATCAGCTAGATCAATCACACGCCACTGAGTCGCATGTGTAGGTTGAACAACCCATTGTACCCCATCCCAGATACTCAATGTGCCTTGCGCGCCCGCTTCACGCTGATACCAAGTAGCGCCAATTGCCGGCGATGTTGGAGCGTTAAAGTCAGAATCTACGTCGAAAGCGTACATGATGCTTTCAGCGCCGTTTGGATAAATCCAGAGAGTGCCCTTGTGAGGACGAACAGGTGCCGTTGTAGTGAACGAACCAACCGCTGCTGATTTAGAACCATCGGCATGAACAACTTCAATTGACGCAGTGTCATTCAGAATTGCGCGTCTAAATTCAACGCCGTCAGCATACAATGGCGAATTGTGACCATCGTGGTGAGTAATCAGCGTTTGCCCAAGAACATTGTCGAATCCGATTGTCGGCGTGACTAGCTGTAGGATGCCAAGTTGTGGCAGTGTAGCAGGAAAACCAACGACCGCTGATGTTGAATCATACAACACAGTTCTAACATCATTGTCAAGTTTTCGCAATTCAAGAATCGACGCGAGCAGATTTTCAAGATTATTTTGCTGCTCGATAGATCCGTCAATGTCAACAACTCCGTTGGTTGCGAAATATTGGGCGATGTTCTGCTTGTAGATGTCCGCTACAGCATTAAGTCCGGCATCGTATTCGCGCTGCGCCAAATCAATTATGCTGATCGGGGTAATATCACGCTGAATCAGCAGTGACGCTAAAAGCGTCTGTTGCTCGCTCCAGTTTTTAATTGCGCCGCCGAAGGCGTAGTTTGGAGCAACACCTTCAGGTTGGTTCTGAATAATACCACGGAAGTGCGAATACAGAGTACCCTCAAGAACCTCATCACGCGACTCATTGTACGGGTTGTTGATGAACGAGCGTGATACTTGATACGCACCAATGCCAGAAGTATCTGCGGCAGGACCACCATAGAGGTCAAACACTGTGTCGTTGTCATCGCGGTACACGTAGCGTGGTGTTTCGAGATTTCCAATTCGGAACATGAAAGTATCGTCAATCGCGAACGGCAACGCACCAGCTGTAATTACACAGGAGAAGTCAGCATTCGAATATGGCACCCCGACTGTGAGAGTATCAACACCAGCTGGCAATACAGCAGTCTTTGACCCAGATACAACGAATGTCGTTGGGGATGTGGCGCGCAATGTCCAAATCTGCTGCTGAGTCTGGAATGATGCGACAATGGATGTTAACGTCCCCTTTGTTGCGGCATCATCACCAATAAATGTCTGATCAACAATTGTCGCTTCTGAGTAACCAGCGTGCCAAATAGATTTGAGAGCGCCGTTTGCCTTGTAAAACAACAAGTCACCTTGATCATCTGCGAGACCGTGATTGAAGACATAGTCTGCGCTATCACTCGAGCTTGTCTTAACGCGCTTCTGAAGATCAAGATCGAGATCCGCTGTAAGATCTTCAACGTAGTAAAAAATAGCACTAACCTTACCAGAGTGCGTCCCATCATATCTGAACAAGTCAAACAACGGAAGTTGATTGAACTCTGTTTTTTCTTGTTTGAATGATACTGCTCCGCCTTCTGTTGGCACGCCGCCGCTAACGCTCGAATTTAGCTGTGTGGACGAAATGTATTCGATGATCGGGCGAACTGCTTGTGTGACAACAGCGCGAGAAAGATTCAGCGCCTCAAGTTCTGTAGCGTGAACCCAATAATTTCCTTCTTGCCAATCATTGGTATTGTTTTGCGAAGGCGCCCCGCTCCATGAATTACCGGCACCTGAAGTAAACAACATCTCGCCGTTCACTGTACCACTAGCAACCCAGACTTTAGCGCCGGCGACAATATTTGCGCCTTCGTAATCTTGCGCTCGCGACCACGCTTGTGGTCCAACAATATAGATCCCGTTCTCAGTAGCGGTGTTGTTCTTTACAAGAACACGATTACCCTCTTCAAGCAATATGCCGTCGATTGTCTGATACACTTTTAGCGCGTCGGCATTTTTGATTTTGCCCTTGACCCCTGGTGATCCTGTGAATACCACGTTGTATGTGTATGACAAGAAGACAGAGTCGATGGCAAATGAATCGCCGGCAGCAAATGAAGTGTTCCCAATCCAAACACCAAGACTGTCATACATCGGTTCACGAGAAACCGCGAATGACAACAGTTCAACTTCATCACCAAGAGAATTGGTTACCTTGAATGTGAAGTTGTCTTCGAATGCTTGTTCAGTCGTCGCAGGTTGAAGAGTACAAGCGTACGAACTCATGCTAGACAAGACTTGATTCGACCCTGCGCCGCCTGCCCAAGTGTAAAAACTACCAAGTGAATTGTCGGCAGACACAACGAATGTAGTTGGCGAGGTGAACGTGAGCGTAAAACTTTGATCGTCGAACCCAGACCCAGTGAGCACGACTGGTTGTGTCGAAGCAGCGACAACGTTTAGTTTATCAAGATCGCTTGGTTGTGGACGAGCAATCGTGTAATATTCTGGCAACAACTCGGCATTCCACGCCATTGCTGGAACAGCAGGAATCGCCTTAGCAACCCAGAAGTAATTGTAAAAATTGGCAAAGCGATCAATGTCGATTGGCGGCAAATAGTTATTTGCTTGCGAATACATCCAACGCAGATCATCTGTGTTGATGCCAAGGACTTTAGCGCGATTGATAATGTCTTGAACAGTGAACGCGTGCTTTTCAGTTCCGAGAGAAAAATTCAGAACAGGAATAACGGCATTGATGTCGCGTTCAGCGGTTGGTTGTGGTACGCGCGGAGCGTGATCATCGTGAGATGATGGTTTGCGCCCAACATATCCATAAAGAGGAATGCTCTCGTCGTGAGTCATAAAGCGATTGAACAAATTGTCAATCAGACCCTTAATGACCTGGTTCCGCAGATTCTGTGGAACATACTGTGTGAGGTCGTTGAAAGGAATGCTATAGTCTAGTTTTTGCGCCATTAGTCGTAACCAATCATATTGATTGTGTATTTACGAAGAATGGCGATTCTAAAAAATTGGGTTAGGTTTTGACCAACTCGAAGGAGTCGTGTGAATCTCGTTTTGCGACCTTAAGTTCATACCCTTTTAGGAATCCCTTAAGACTTCTTTTGATCAACTTCTCGTATACGATAGGTCGAACATCGTCCTCTGATTCTTTTTCGGCAGAGAACGAAATCGACAACGGGTGATAGAGTTGAACAAATTCTGATAAACTTGACAGAACAAACCCAAAGACTTTGAACTCGCCGCCAGACCCAGTAACAGCGTAAGTGCCGCGTCCTTTGTCATCTAGTTCTTCAAACTCAATCAACCACTCTGTTGGCGAATATGCCGACGCGCTGAAAACAACAAGTCGGTCGTTAATTCGCTTTTGCGTTTTGAATAGTTTGTCAGAACTAGCAATCAGTTTGTAATCAAAAGATTGTGCGGCAATTTCTGTTAAAAGCATATTACTTTGATTGTCGAATCACCGTTGGTGTTAGCGCCTCAACGACAATGATGTCTCCGAGTTCAGCAGCGGATTGAAGGATCTCATCAACGCCAGATTCGACGGTGAACAGCGATCCAAACGAATTGGTGCTATACACTGGGACGAGAACAACTGATGCCACATCAGCTGGCAGACGCTGGTGAATAAGACTGATCAATTCAGTAGCGTAGAATGTATCGCCGAAGTCCCATCCATCGATGTCGAAGAATGTATTGATAACATTCAGAATTTCTTCTTTGATTCGCTCATTTGTTAGAGTTGCCGACTGAGCACGAACAACCTTGAACTTAGCACGAAGTTGCGCTTCAGCAAGTCCGCCGAACAGCAAACGAAGTTTTCCTGGGTGGAGAACCACTGTGTCTGACAGCATCTTGCTTTCTAGCAAGTATCCATAGCTATTTCGAAGTTCCAATGGCGTCGGTGCCGATGGCGCTGATGTGCTAGTTCCACGAACATAACCAATTACATTGTCGTAATACCCGCGTGTCATCACATAGGCATCGTGAATGTTTGTCACGGATGGATCAATGATGTTTGTGTGCGGCGAGTAATGTTGCCACATGAAATCTAGACCAGCGTTTCCTGATCCGTCAAGCTGAGGCATACGAAGATTTCTACCGTAGATCAGAGAATTATCAACGGTTGACCCTGGTGTCCAAGCGCCAGGCGTTGTGTATGGGTCACTCGTCAGAATAGTCCCTGGTGCTCCAAGCAAGAAGTACTCATAGCTATCGGCAGCAAATGTTTCAAACTGAAGCAGACGATCAGGGATCAAGTCACCAGAACCGTCTTCTTGTAGAAGGTCGGTTGGAACGATTTCAAGTTTATTGAAATTAACGATGCCATCAGAATCGGCAACAGCGCCAACCACATCATACACTTGATTCTTTTTGATCGGGACACCGCTTGTGTTAAGATTGCTTCCAAGAACCTTGATATTGTCAAACACACGCTTCTTTGTCTGCCCATCAAGCAACTGGTCAACAGAGTTATACCAGAACTTTGTGGTGTCTGATTGAACTGTAAGTTTCAAATCACGGTGATGAACTTCATACCCAATAACATTGTTGCTTGGTGCTTGAAGAATCTTACGAACAAAAATAACCCAGCTGTGCTGCTTGTTAGCGTCATTTGCTGTGGTGAAAATTTGAGCATCCAACATGCCAGTAGCATAAGCAGGCATATCCACCGCAGGCATGACTTCCCACCACCCGTCAAGATTGATTGGATACGCACCCCATGAGCGAGTACCAAATACCAATTCACCTGGTAGAGTTCCAGGCGCTGAACCATCGCTTGTCTCAAGGATGAAAGCATCACCAGCAGCAAGAACAGGCGATCCATTAGTCACCCTAAACATTTCAGCACTTGCTGAGAATCCAGTTGGTGTGATGTTGTAGGCATTACCAATCTTTCCAGATGGGAATGATCCACGAAGATTAGAGCGAACTGCCAATGATTGGTTATCCGCCTGAACTTCAATGGTCCAGACTTCTCCAGGCAACCAGTAAGAATTTGCCAACCACGTTGATCCTGCGGTATTAGCAGTTGTCAGGTCAATCGTACCATTGCCGACGCGCTTCATCAATCGATTGTAGCGAAGACCAAAGTAGTTTTGAACCGCAACCGGTTGTAACCCAGACCCAATATCTCCTGGTGGGTAACGATTTACACCGTCAATTGTTCGTGGCAATGTAGCATCGTAGATGCGACTATCGTCTTCTGGATAAAGACCTGGGTCAGGAATAACGCCCATCAGAACATTGCTTGAATCGAGGACTTGCGACAGTGGTTCACCGTACCAGTGACGATCGATCAAACCCTGCATAGCAGTTTTTTCTTTTAGCGATCCATCACCAGCGCCTAGAACAGCAACCTCAGACCCGTCCTTATCAAAGTAACGTGACCCACGATTGTCCTCAATGAACTTGCGTCGTGGCGAGCTAACGATCCCATATGTATCAGGGTCGCCAGCAGAAATGTGAAGCAGCGTGTTGACAACGCCAGAAGTCTTCAACAGCGGTTCAATGACCTCGTCGATCAATGACTTACCTGATGCCGATGTTGTCATCGTGTTCAGAGTAATCTGATAACGCATAGCGAGATCATCGCCAAACAACTTGACGTTCTCGTATTGTCCAGAAGCATCGTTCCAGTCAATGTATTTTGGTTGTCCTGCGAATGTGCGATTGATTGTCTTCAAACGAAGAATCGTAGGGTCCTTCAGCAAGAACGTGTTGTAATCTTGCCCATTGACCATACGGTTCTGAGCATAGTATGTAGACGGAGCAGAACGACGAATATGTTCGATCGATTCTGTTGCCGACCCGTTTTGAAGAGTCGATGTCAGACTGAACGTCGCCGAGCAAGTTTCGAGATTGCCAATTGCCGATGTGTACGTAAATCCAAGTGCCTCATTGACAATTTTGTTCTTCTGAATCACCAGACTTCTGTTTGCTGATTGACGCATCCAGAATCTGAATTGCCCTTGCGGCGCATCTGAGAAATCGCCGTCACCGAACACTACGGCGATCTGATCGTTTTCGCGAGTGTCAACTTCAAACTTCTTACGAGTGGAACGGTTGTCATTGAAGACAAGATTCTGCTCGCTGATCGTGTCGACTTGCTTCCAACGCTCTGCGATGGTGCCATCTTGATTAATCTTTTGAACCCACACGTCTGTGTGATTGACGTTTTGCGGCAGGAATTCTACACGACGATCTGGGAGAACATCAGCAATGTCATAATCGATTCGGGCAAGAACACCCTGCTTCGTGAACATCAGGAAGCCTGTGTAGTCTGAACCATCACCAATACCGTCATTGGCATAGATGATTGACAACGATGAAATCAAATCTGGTTCACGCTCGAATGGACCGTTCTCATCAATGTCAGCTGGAACAACTTCCATTGGGAATGATTCAATGCCGGTAGATGCGCTGAATGGGAACACGCCATTACGCAACGATGCTGGGTCATTCTTCAATGAGTAAAGATCCATAACCACATCGCCGACTTGTGTTGTCTTTTGTGGTTGCCCGAAGCGAGTTGAAAGAACGCGATTCATAATCAGAATGAACTGTTCTTTCCAATTAGCATTGTTTGGATCGTTCCAAGTGATTGTCAGACCCGAAAGATTGATGCCGCGACTATCAACAACGTTCTCAGATGTTGAGATGGATGTCAGTTTAACAAGACCACGAACAGGAATGTTTCGTGTTGCCTTGTATGAGATCAACTTTGCGAGACGAAGAATCGATTGCTTACGTTGTGCTGTCGTGATAAAGTTCTCGTGCGAGACCATATCAATGCGGTAAGCAATTTGCTCAGCAACATATGCGAACATTTCCAGCATCGCAATATATTCAGACGACTGAATGTAGTCATTGAACTGCTCTGGATAGTAAGTGCGCGTGTAATCAACAAGCGATTGCTTGATGCTATCGAAATCGTAGGAGACGAAACTTACGGCAGAAAATGCCTGATAAATCTTGCTCCAACTCTCGGAACTATAAGTTGTGCGTAATGCCATAAATAGAAATTATCCCAGGTATCAAGGTAAGCCAATGTCAGAATCTATTTATCAAAAAGCAAGATTGTTCGCAGAGTCAGTTTTTACGGGTCAAGAACAACATCAAGAACTTCGGCTCAAAATTGTAAAATTATCTAAGACCGACCGTGAGCTGATTGTGGGCGGAGCAGAATTTGTTAGTGGTGAGAAACTGAAAACAAGCGAAGCCGTTTATTGGTTACTGAATGATCTCAAGAAAAATCCTTCGAAGGTGTGCGACTATTGTAAACAACAATTCGCACTCACAAAATTTGTTAGTATTCGAGATGGCTACAAACAGCAACAATATTGCTCTACATCTTGTAGAAGCAGAGATCCGGCCTTTGCTGAAAAGATTGCTAAGACGAACTTACAAAGATATGGTCATACTAACAATATGTGGGGTGCCACGAGGACCAAAACTAAAGAAAAATGGGTTGACAAGTATGGCGTTGATAACCCTATGAAAAGGCCAGAGATTTTAGAAAAGTGTAAAGGGACAAATAGGAAAAATCTTGGTGTCGACTGGCCGGCACAATCGGCAAAAGTCCAATCACTTTATAAATCGTCTTCTCTAGAAAAATATGGTGTCGACCATATATTCAAAACCGGTAAATCAAAATCGACTTGTTTTGCAAGATACGGGGTTGATAACCCTATGCAGCATCCGCCTATTTTTGAGAGGGCACAAAGATACAAAAGGAAGGCTGGCACCCTGCCGTCTGGCAAAACATATTCATATCAAGGTTTTGAAAATGTTGGAATACAGGGACTTCTTGAAAATGGGATTTTAGAAGAGGATCTAATCATAAGTGATGTTGAAAAGATTCCGTCAATTGAATATTGGAATCCTGTAAAGGGTAGAATGTGTGTCTACTATCCAGACATCTTTGTGAAGACTGAAAATCGTCTTATCGAGATCAAATCATCTTGGACTTTGAAGGCTCAACTACAGGAGAACCTTGCTAAACACGAAGCTGCTAAAGTCCTTGGATTCAAACACGAGATCTGGGTGTGCTCACCTAAAAAGGTACTAGAGATAATTCTCTAAGCATCTTAAATATTTACAATATTTAGGACTAGAATACCTGTTGAAGCACGCTGGGCATTTGCCACCTGCGGAGGTGATCCATAAATTCACTAAAATTGATTCTCTGGTTGTTTATGGGAAGAGTGAAGGCCAGAAGGCTAAATCGCTGTTCATCAACAGGTACAACATCAATAACCCGATGGTTGGATATAACACGATGCAGATTATGTTGGCAACTTAGAATCTGGGATCGACCCTTTTTGAACTAACCACATACGGTTAGAACCTGGTCGATTCTTGAATCCATATCGGCGATAGAATGCCTGAAGGCGACGAATCTGCTGCTCTTCAGAGTCCTTTGATCCGTGGTTCTTTCCGAGATTTGGAACTGGGTCGAGGAAGATTAGTTCTGCTTCCTTTGCCGCTGGTGATGCGAGGAAGTCCTTCATCATCTTGTCGCCAAGTCCTTTGCCGGGTTCATCGGCGTAGATCCCGCCGAGTTCTAGAACTCGTTTGCTGTATCCTTTTGGAATGTACCCTTCGAACTCTTCGTCTTCAAGATCATCTTTCCAGTTGTAGTGAAGTTCACCGCCCTTGTATTTTTTGTGCTCTGACTGACTCTCATGAAGACCATCCATCGGTTTCAAGCGCTTAGCAAAAAGGTTATAGGTAAAACTTGAATTCCGATTGTGTGGCGAATTAAACGGACTGTCTCTCTTTTGAACAATGTAATCGCTAGCAAGTCGTTTGATCATTCGCTCATACAAACTAACACGCGAACCGTCCTTGATCTTTGATTCAAATGAAATGTACTCTGGGTCATATTCAGCAATAAAGGATCTGAAGCAGTCCATCACGAACTGGAATACTTTGAATTCATTCCCTTTGCCGGTAATGTCGAATGTGTCTTCGCCACCATCATTGCCCGAGAACTGAACGATCCACACATATGGTTTTGTTAGTCCGTGAATCATTGCGTAACTTTTTGAGACCGACTCGCGTTCGGCAAGAAACCGAATTTCAAGATCTCCAATCTGTTTGCCAGCAGAGTATTGTTCGGACCCTTTAAATGTCGGAGTGTCTGGACCTGTTTTCGGTTTGTCGAACAGTTCGAATATTTTCATATTATGATCCTACTGGAAAACTTAGTTTCAGCGTCTCTGCCGTTGCGAGCTCAAGGTATTCAATATCGACTAGGGCAACAATCGCGTTGTTGTCAGGCATAGGCAACATCGCAATGTCAATCAACTTGACACGCGGATCGTAATTGAAGACCTTTGTCAGGTCTTCCTTAATAATTGAAATGCTTGTTTGGTCCAGCGGTTCAAATGCCATCAATGGGATTCGCGTTCCAAAATCTGGTAACATCACGCGCTCACCAGGAATAGTGTAGATGTGATTTAGCAGGTCCCGCTTAATCGTTTCGATGTTAGCTGTGCTGAAACTCTTGCCGCGATTGTCAATATGACTCTGCGTAGAAAATCCACGGTAGAGCGATGATCGTGCTGTTGTGGTTGCCATAGTTTATTCTTTCCAATTTTTGCCACGTTTGCCAGAAGTCGGTGGTCTTGTCCAGGGTTCGTGACTCGGCGAAATGGTTGGTCCTACAGCGCAAGGTGCGGCAGGGGCTCCTGGACCGTTCAGGTGAATCGTGGATGCTGTCTGTAGCATTGCCCCGCCAGCGAGAATATTGAACGCTCCGCCAGATGTCAAATTGACGCCACCGTCACCTGAAAGCGATACATCTCCACAAGCAGACATCCGCGCATATCCCTTGGCGCCGATATTCACATTGCCGCCAGCAGCGATGTTCACACTACCAAGTGCTTGAATGTTAAAGTCTTTTCCTGTCGACATGCTAATCGAATCGGCACCATAAACGTTGACATGTCCATCTTGATCCAATTCAACCCAAGTCTTACCGTGTGCTGTTGAAATGTAAATGCGCTCGTTGGCATCATCAAAAATTACCTGATGACCCTCTGCTGTTTTGATTCGAACTCTGGCAAATCTTGGATCGTCTTGCATGATGATCGCATGGCGACCTGGGGTGGTAATCGAGTAGGTCTGCGGATCAAGATCCCCAGCACCTTCATCTGCCACTTTAATCACGCGTGACGAATATCCTTCATTTGTATCCTTCTGATCTGCTGCTTGAGCGACTTGACGTTCGTACGCACCTCGGGTACGTGAGATTGAACTTGCTAAGTCACCCTGGAATTGTGCCTTCAGATTAGATGTCTGCGGTTCAATCAATTCAAAAGTGTCTGATGTTGGGGCGCCAACAGAATTTCTACCAGCAGGTAGCGATCGGTTACCATGATCACCGAATATCGATCCCATGTAAACACGTTGATTGTAGTCGCCATAGAGGAACGAGATCAGAACTTTGGCGCCGATCTTTGGGATTGCCCAAACTCCATATGAAACAGGTCCAAGTGATTTACCAGATGTTCCACCAGCAGGATAGTCATGTGCTTGTCCAGCAAGTGGACTAACGTACACTGCCCATGGCAGTGTAGTGATGTCAACGTTCTCACCATCGATAGACGGGCACCATACCTTCATTCGCCCCATCTCTTGAGGATCAGAAGTATCGACTACAACGCCTTCGATTAGATAGAGCGAATTCATTCAGTTATGCCTTTGATATTTTGTTGCCAGATCCGAAAATATTATGTGAGTACAGTTCAATCTCCTGTGTGAACATCCCACTTGAAATAGTATTCGAAAGTTTAAAGATCGTGTAGAAGTTATCAGACAAAACACTTGACGCGTACGGTGACCCATCATCAACTGGTTCATTAGTTCTGAAATCCACATTCGGACCTTTGATATTTACACGAGCGAAGACCGGTGATACAGCATACGACTTGTCGCTCAACCCAGTGTTCTGCATCACAAACGTTCCGCCGTTATTTGAGAACTGACCAGGATTCGCCTTAAGAATATCTTCTTCGAGTTTGGCACGATAAGCGCTCTTGGATGCCGAGGTACCATCGCTCTGCTTTGACCCTGCTACTTCTGGAACGTGTTCAAGAAGTAGCAGGG